CCATAGTTGCAGCTAATGGCACCGCACTACCCTCGGGCTCTTTTCCAATACTCCAGTAGTCCGGTGTGCTTACAGGTTGCTCAACTCGTGCCATATCTTGAGAGGTGCTACGTGCCTTGTGCTCGAGGCTTGGGGTGAGTAGACCTATAACTCTGCCGTAAGCGCTTGTGATCGTATCCTCGACAAACCATTTTTTAAGATTAGCCGGGTAGGTTGCCACGTTGCCATAGGCATAATCCACGGCGCTAGGCAGGTGATCCTCATACTCACGGTAGGCCTCAGCCTTAATAAGTATCCAGCCCTCTTTGAGGTTTGCATCCTCAACGTAAGCAATTAAACGCCCGCTTGCAAACTCGGACCTAAAGCGCTTGATACGGCTATTAACATCCTCGTAGTTATCTAAAAACGTCATTGTGATACTCCAAACTTGAGTAGAGGTGACTCAGCTTTAATAGCCTGCTCCACCTGCTCGGATAAAGGAAAAACGGTGCCATCCGGCCAGTTACTTACGATCTCTCGGCACTCGCCGCAGTAGCTACGTACCGTGCCTTTAGCTTTGATAGTCACAGATACGATAGTAACTACAGCTTGACGGCGGGCCTTTTCGTGCCATTCCCACACGCCTTTGACGTGGCGACCGCCCCAGCGATCCTTGCAGTAATCGCAAAATACGCCTGCCTTAGCTGTTGTAATCATTGTTGCACCGACTTAGCGCCACGGCGATAGCCGAGCTGTGTGCCGATTTTCTTGCCCTCGTTAAAACCTTTTGCGTAGAAAATCACCGCGGTAATCGAGGCTACGATAATCATATAAATTAACACTTGTATCTCTAATGCTGTACTCATTGTATTACGCCCTTTGATAAGGCCGATACGATCTAAACCCTGAGAGCTTAGCCCGGCTCGGCAGTTAGTGGTACACCATAAGGGTAAAGGCGAGTACCGACAATATGCCTACGACACGCTAGGAGGTAATTCCTGTTTTTTATCGTGCTTAGACTTGAGGCCATTACTCGCTAGTACGCCGCCTAGTGAACCGGTAAGAAAAACTGTAAGGGTAGTGAGCAGGTCTATAAATGCACGATCGTTAGGAGCTTGTGCACTTACCGGCTGGGTTACAAAGATGAGCGCATAGAGCATCCCAAAGACGGACACGCCAAAGACAATAGCAAGGGTAGCGCCAATGAAAACTATCAGGCGTGCGTGTAAATCCTCAGGGCTTAAACGGCTCATAGATTTCCTCGGGTATGAGGTCTTTGGTACACGTACCCACAACCTCGCACCGTGGAGGCTGGCACTCCGGGTTGCTCCAGTTTTCATACTCTTGGCACTCATACCTAATCCATCCTTGATAACCGCACCCCGATAGGAGCAGACTCCCCAAAATCGCCCCTATCAGGGCTTTCATTAGTTAGCGCCTACGCCAAATTGTTTTTCGCTAGGTGCTAGAGCTTTAAGGATAGGACCCACTAAACCTGCGATAAACGCATTAGCTAGTGTCTTTGGATCGGTAATGCCTGAGAGATAAAGAGCTCCCACGCAACTAACAGCAGCTCTGATATATGAGAGGCCTGCAGCTTTGAGTTGTTCGTTCATTGTTTTCTCCTAGCGCCCCTTAATTGACTTGGTATAACACCGACACGGTAGTAGTACCTGAGGCCACCACACCGTATAGGCCCTCGTGGTCGCCCACAGGGATAGTTAATTTATCTTTATGATCTACAAGATATCCATTAGCAGTAGTAACATTTGAACCACCGATATAAAGCGCATCATTAGTAGCGTGTAATAAAGCGGTTTGGTCAAAGGCTGTAGCTGCTACTAGCAGTGTTGGAGTTGTATTTACAGTTATTCGTGCACTTGTGGGCATTATTTAAGTCCTAACTTTTTAATCATTTCCGCAGCTTTAGCCGGTGTTACTGCTACTTCAAAGTGCATTTCGTCCTTACGGTTTACATAATCGCCGCCCCATTTGAGGCCGTACTTTTTAGCGAGCGCGCGGATCATAGGTACCTTTTCAGTAGGAAAAGTACCGATTTTGCCGAGAGGGTGTTTAGTTGCGTTAATGTCTATAGCTGTACCGGATGAGTGGCAGCTAAGTTTGTCCTCGCTACCGCGTACCATTCTGTAAGCGTATGACCAGTCATCGAAAGTACCGCCCTCTACAGGCTCGATAAGAGTATTAAACTCAGCTGTAAAAGCTGCAAGTAATGGACCGCAGCCCTCAGCGCATCGCAGCTTTAGGTTTGTGCCCTCTACCTTATAGCTAGTAATACGGATTTCGTCCGGGTCCTTTGAGGCAGGCCAGCCGTTATAGCTAGTCTGCATTAGCTCTGCAATACTGCCAAAATAGCCTGCGCTTTACGCATCTCGAGAGTTTCGGTGCGGATAGCTTTACGGCAGTCATCTGCAGCCCAAAGATCCGATAGCAGAGTTACGTCATCGAGGTTTTCTACTTCGCCAATAACCTCGTGCTTATTTACTGTTCCCTTGTACTTTTCTAGGTGAGCAGGCCACGCAGTAGGTAGGTTAGCGAGCATAGAGGTATAGATATTTATATTAGCTTGATATTGTGCAACTTCGGCGATACGCGCCTCTAGTGCTGAGATAGTTGGTTCGGTCATTTCATTTTCCTTTGTTAGTAGTTTTAAGCGAATGAAATCGCGTATCCCGGAGAGCCAGGAATAGTTGCAGGGTTAGCGTATTTAGTACCAAAACCTGCAGAAAATGGATATGCGGTAACAACGGGACTAGTAGTGTGCGCTATAGCAATAGAGGTACCCGAGTCACTAAAGCCGATACCGTTACCGGTACCCGTAGGTGTCGTTGCAGGATCGGCGTATTTAGTACCAAAACCTGCGGACCACGCCCACGCTGATACGTAAGGACTTGTCGCGTGTGCTAAAGCTACACTCGTACCGGCAGGGTTCCACGCGATACCTCCGGCATCACTACCAGCGGCAGGTAAAGTTGCAGGGTTAGCGTATTTAGTACCAAAACCCGAGGACCACGGGTAAGTAGTAATAAAAGGTGTATTTGTATGAGCTGCTCCGACTGCAGTACCGGCAGGATGCCAATTAACATTATTAGCGTAACCCGTAGGCGTTGTTGCAGGGTTAGAGTATCTTGTACCAAAACCTGCGGACCACGCCCACGCATTTATATAGGGACTACTTGCATTACCTAAAGCTATTGCGTTACCTGCAGGGTTCCATACCGCAGCTGTACCGGCCGAAGTAGCTAACGTAGCGGGGTTTGCGTACTTACTACCAAAACCTGACGAAAACGCATACGCATATATGTAAGGTGAAAATGGTCCGCCTACTGCTATTGCACTACCATCTTGATTAAAATTACCTTGATCAGCTTGGTTAAGTGGTGTTGCAGGATCGGCGTAACGTGTACCAAATCCGGATGATGACCACGGGTAAGCTGCAACAAAGGGACTATTTCCGTTTACCGACAAAATATTAGTACCTGCAGGGTTAAAAGCAATACCGTAACCTTGACCGGCGGGTAAACTTGCAGGGTTTGTATATTTAGTACCAAAGCCCGTAGCCGCTGACCACGGGTAAACGGTGGCGTATGGACTGCCTTGATGACCTACACCTAAGTACTCAACGAGCGGCGCAACAAAACCGCCTAGCATCCCTGAAATTGTATTTAGCATTATGCAACGGCTCCGACTATATACCAAGCATCGGTAGCTGTTTTAATGCAGGCCGCAGACTTGTATTGCCCCAGTGTTGGAGAGGCCGCAACTGATCCTGCCGATAAAACTGTAGTCGTACCTGGTGTAACTGCTGAGATAGTGCAAGTACCTGCGCCAATATTTAACACGGTGAGCACTGTACCAATAGGAAAAGCTACCGAGGCGTTAGTAGGGATCTTAAAGGCAATAGCCGTAGCTTTGTTCATAATTTCTAATACTTGGTACTGATCAGCTAGGACCGCTGTGTAGTCTGTTGTATTAGCCGTGCCGATAGTAAACGACGTGAGGCCGTTCATACCAGCGCTTGTTAGTACGTCACCGGTAGCCCACGGAAAACCTGTAGCCATTTTATTTCT